GAGGGTATTGGGTGGAGAGAGTAAGTTGTGTGGATATGTTTCCTATGAGTGGGCACGTGGAGACGGTAGTATTGATGTCAAGGGCAGAGGGTAAATAGCCCTGAAAAGCCTTGATTTCAAGCCATTCTTGGGATTTGGCATCAGGAGCTACAAGCGGAAGTGACCGTTCTATGAGAACTTATCGACTGCACCGGTTCGGAGGCGATTTTGACATTTTTCACATAGTTTAGGCTGCGGATTAGATGTCAAGAATTGAGTTAGTGGATTAGATGTTTTTTTCGGCTGAGTGAGCGGATTAGATGTTAAAGAAAGGGTAAGAATGAATGCCAGAAACAAAAGCAAAGTATCATCATTTAATTCCAAGAACGTATTTATCTGCTTGGGAACATGGAAATGGAACGCTATACGTTCGTTTCCTTGAGAATGCAGATAGTGTTGTTGAACGTAATAAGGACAAAATAGCTGGGATTACAAACTATCATTCTAGCGTTGCTGGAATGCCTATTGTTACAAAAGAAGATGCTGATACTATATTCCACTGCTTAGCCGACTTAGAAGTGCAATATAAAGGCACAGTTATTTCTGATAGCCTTGAATTAAATAAGATTTATTATGATTTTGATAATTGGGAAGTGTATAGGATGGACGGTTCGGTAGTAAGTAAAAAGAAACTGAAGTCTGAAATAGAAAAAGTAAAGATACGAGATATAGAAATGCTGTGGTCTTCGAAGTACGAGGATGCGTGGGGTGAAATCCGGTCGGATTTAGAAGGATCAATACTTAGTGCAACTAATGGAAAAATACCAGATACACATAAAGAATATTTGATGAAGTTTTATACAGCATTAGATTGGAGAAGTATTAAATCCAATATGCAGTTTCAGGATATTTGGAAATTACTTAGTAAGGAAGTTCTTCATTTAGATGAAATAGATATTCCGGAACAAGAACGAGAACTTCCTATGCTGGAAAATGCAGCAGAAGAGATGAAGCATAACATATTGCTGAAATATTATCGTCAGTATCTAAGCGATTCTGGAGTAATATATACGCATGCAATGGCGAATTTATCAAATACTTCGTTTCATTTTCTTGTTGCGGATGGCCCTACTATGTTTAATACCAGTGACAACCCGGTTTTTGTATTCAGAAGGCAGGATGGCAAGTTGCAAGGGGTATTACCTTTAACACCAAGAATTTTAATGGCACAAGGGAAAAATTCGGAGCAAGATCCATATTTTTATATAACTCACATTAAAGATGAAGCGGTCATAAGATATAATCTTGAGATTGAAAAAAATGCATCGAGTTTTGTTATTCAATTAAACAAATAAAAACAACCCTTTCGATTATCAATCGAGAGGGCTATTTTTTTATTCTGTAATATCGACGCTGATGCCGGACTTGAATTCAACGGTGAACCTATCCTCGTAGACTGTGATCTTCTGAATGAGCTTCCGGACGTCTGCCTCGTCAAATTCTGTAATGGCCGTATCCTGCCCGGCGATGAAATCCTGCAGCTCCTTGATGCGGTTCATGGTTTCGGTGCGCCTATGGTCATCGACTTCTGAGTCCTTTTTCATTTGCTGAAGTCTAAGTATCTCGTCGGTCAGGGCATCGTAGTTTTTCTGGTCGCCGACGGCCTTGACGAGGTCTTTTTGCAGCTCTTCCAGTCTGGCCTGTATGCCGTCAGGAGAAAGCGTGTCAGTCGTGACAACCGCTCTGGCAATATTCTCCTGCAGCTGTTTCAGGAATACTTTTCTGCTGCTCAGGATCTGGTTAAGGGCTTTGACGGTTACTTCTTCGAGAACGGTGTCGTTGACTGTTCGGTTGGTGCAGTTCATGTCGGCAGCGGTAGGTTCCAGCCTGCTGATGCAGCGCCAGACGATTGATTTGCAGCCGTGGTTGTTCCAGTGGACTCTCCGGTAAAGCTCACCGCATTCGCCGCAGACAATGATCTGTGCGAAGCAGTGATTGCAGGAGTAGGTACGCTTTCTGCCGGAAGGGCTTTTATGTACTGTCCGGCGGCGGACAAGCTCTTCCTGCACCTGCATGAAGAGGTCTTTCGGAATGATGGCAGGATGGTCATCCTCGACATAGTATTGAGGAACTGTGCCGTTGTTCTTGATGCGCTTCTTGGTAAGAAAATCCGTGGTGTAGGTCTTCTGCAGAAGGGCGTCACCCATGTATTTCTCATTTCGGAGAATCTTGTTGATGGTACTGGTGTGCCATTTTGTTTTCCCGGCTCCGGTAAGAATCCCGTCAGCCTCAAGCCCGGCGGCAATCTTGTCCATGCTGGAACCCTCAAGGTATTCTCTGTAAATGCGCTTCACAACTTCGGCTTGCTCCGGATCGATGACGAGCTTTCCGTCCTCGCCTTTTGTGTATCCGAGGAAGCGGTTATGGTTGACGGTGACCTTTCCTTGCTGGTAGCGGTACTGTAGGCCAAGCTTCACGTTCTGGCTAAGCGACTGGCTTTCCTGCTGTGCTAAGGAGGCCATAATCGTGATCAGCACCTCGCCCTTAGCATCCATTGTGTTGATGGACTCTTTCTCAAAGTAAACCGGGATGTTCTTATCCTTGAGCTGACGGATGTATTGTAGGCAGTCGAGGGTATTGCGGGCAAATCGGCTGATTGATTTGGTGATGATCATGTCGATGTTTCCGGCCATGCACTCGTCAATCATGCGGTTGAACTCATCACGCTTTTTAGTGTTGGTACCGGAAATGCCGTCATCAGCGAAAATGCCTGCAAGTGTCCACTGTGGATTTTGCTGAATGTATTCGGTATAGTGGCTGACCTGTGCATCGTAGCTTGTTTCCTGCTCGTCGGAGTCTGTGGAGACTCTGCAGTAGGCAGCAACACGGAGTTTCGGCGCATTGTCCTTGCTGACGCTATTTCCAACTTTAGGTTTAGCCGGGATAAAGGTTACGTTTGCCATCTTATATCACCGACCTTTCAATCAGGCTGTAAAGGTACTCGGCCTGAAGCGCAGGATCGTTATAGTTCTTTTCAGGCTTTTCAAAATGAAAATGTGTAGGTGCTGCCTGAGCAGGTTTATCTTTCTTTCTGTTAAGCCTTCCGAGTGCTTCTGCCCGACGCTGCTTTTCGGCCTCTGCTTTGTCGAATGTATCGTTGTCTATGATTGCCGGGTAAAAGTCATCACCGAGATAGTGGCGATTTGCCATCATTCGCTTGGCTCCGCAGTGCTTGACTTCGATACCTGCTTCATTCGCAGCGCTCTGGAAAGAGCTACCCGCAAGATAAGCCTCATAGAGTTTTCTTATCTTCGCAGCAGATTCTTCGTCAATGACCGCTTTCCCGTTTTCAATTATGTATCCGTAAGGTGTGTGTCCCATTGTCATATCCTTTCCGTCAGGGCAAGTCCGCATTTGAGTTCAAAGACAAACTCGGTGCGGCTTTTTATAATGATGCGCCTGACATATTTTTCAAAAAGCTCCCCATCATAGGCTCCCAGCATCTCGCCTTTTTCTGCAAAATGCAGAAGATCGGTAGCTGCCGTTACCTTGGAGACGTCCGAGGAGACACTGTTGTTCAATGCCTCAATCTCTTTACGGTATTCGTCTGCTTGGGAGAGGAGCTTGTTGGTTTCCGTGTTAAAAAGAATTTTGTCGATAAAACCCTGTGCCGTCAGCTTCTGTAGTTCTTCTCGCTGTTCAGTGTTCTTGGCAAGCTGGGTTGTAAGTTCCTGTATCCTGTGAAAAGAATCATCCGATGAACCGTCCCTTATGCCCTCGACGTAGGGCTTCAATATCACCTTGCTGGAGAAGACAAGCTTGTTCATCATCGTGGTGAATGCCAACTTCAGATCGTCATCTCGGATGAATTGCATAGAGCAGGAATCTTTGTCGGATAGATGAGTGTTGCAGCACCATGCGATGTAGCTTGTTCCGGCGGTGTAATGAGTCCTGCGCTTGAAGGTGCCGCCACACTCGCCGCAGATGATCTTGCCGGAAAAAGTGTAGCGCTGCTGGTACTTTTCACTATCAGATGAGATGTTCTTTTCTCTTGCATGCTGTTTTAGCATCTTTTCAGCGGCCTCGAAATCTTCGTGGCTGATGATGGCCTCGTGATGATCCTTGGCAAGGTACATGTTCTTTTCGCCGTGATTCGCATGCCGGTTGAATCGGGAATCAGTGTAGGTCTTCTGAAAAAGGCAGTCGCCGGTGTATTTCTCGTTTCTGAGAATGCCCTTAACTGTGGTGGCGTTCCAGTGTCCTCCTTTTTTCGTAGGTACCTGATCCTCGTTCAGCTTTCTGGCGATGGCGCTGGTGCCTTGACCGGCGAGAGCGGAAGCAAAGATTTGCTTCACAATTTCTGCCTGCTCCGGATTAACCACCATCTGCTCACCATCCCAGTCGTAGCCGTAGGGCGGGTAGCTGATTTTGAAGGTGCCTTTTTCAAAGCGGTTCTGGATTGACCATTTGCTGTTTTCTGAGATTGAGAGAGATTCATCAGCGGCCATGCTGGACAGGATCGACAGGAAGAGCTCACTTTCCATCGAACCGGTGTTGATGTTCTCTTTCTCAAAGTAGACCGGAATGTTCAGGGTGAGGAGCTTTCGTACCAGCTCAAGGCAGTCCGTCGTATTGCGGCTGAATCTGCTGATTGACTTCGAGACGATAAAATCTATCTTTCCGGCCTTGCAGTCTGCGAGCATACGTTTAAGCTCCGGACGTTTTTCTTTCTTCGTGCCGGTTATGCCTTCGTCGTAGTATACGCCAGCGTATTCCCAGTCGCTGCGGGAATTGATGTAGTTCTCGTAGTGGGTGATCTGGGCTTCAAGGCTCTCGGCCTGTGCGTCAGAGCCTGTGCTTACACGGCAGTAGGCGGCCACGCGGAGTTTCTTTCCGGCAGCCTTCGGGCTTTTATTTTCTTCAATTTTTGTGACTTTCTTCAAAGCCTCATTCCTCCTTTCGCATGTCTATACATCACTCTAAAGCGCCTATTTATCAAGCATTATTCGGATATATTTCCGCGAACAAGGGAGAGAATGTTTTGAGGTTGATGTCCGATAATTTGTCGAATTCATCAACGGAGATAAGGCCGGAGTCGAGCATGGTTTTTGCCATCTGCTGCGCCATTTTATAATCGAGGTCGCCCTGTATCCGCTCCTGCGTGAAATATCCAGATTGAACATTTGTGGTTTCGTTTGTCATAACATATCCACCTCCAAGTTCCACTGGAGATGAACAGCCGATTTGAGCGGAGGAAAATAAAAAAAGCCCGGAAACACCTCAAAAGAGATGCTCCGGGCATAGTGCTGTGTATTCAGTTATTTCACGCGGATTTTCCAGCCGGTGATGATAAGGTTGACGTTCTTAATGAGCGTCGGATTGAGCTTCTGGATCGCAGACACGGTTGTGCCGTACTTCCTTGCGATAGCAGAGAGGGTGTCTCCTGATTTCACCGTGTACCAGACAGTCGTCGTTACAGCATCCTTGGCAAGAAGCTCGTTGACCTTGGCCTGTATGGCTGAGTAGTCATATCCGGCAGCAGTGAGAGCATCTTTGCGGGCGGTGCCGTTTTCCCACTTACCGGCGATAACTTCCTGCGCAAGCTCCGTCACAGATTTTGTGGGGACTGCAGGAGTATCTTCACCAGATTTATCTGTATCTGCAGCAGTTTTTGTGTAGCCGTTGAAGCCGCCGGATTTGATGATGGACGGGTAATCGATGTAGCCGTAATCCATATCGACATTTCCGGAGATGCCATCAACAGAACCTTTGCTGGAATACTGCCAGATACCGTATTCGCCGGAGTAGGTGCATTTGCTGGCGTACTGTGCTACCCAGTGAGCATAAGGCTTGAGCTTGCTGTCGTCCATGCGTTCCTTGAAGCCGGAAGAGGTGGAGCCGTAGATACCGACAAAGTATCCTGCATTTTCCATTGTCTCACAGAAAGCAATGGTAGCTTCAGTGATTCCGGCTTTAGCAGAGGCGGGCTGCGCCTCGTTGTCCATGTAGACCTTTGAGGATCTGAATGAAGCGCTCTGCGTCGGCTTTTCCGGCAGCGGCGGTTACGCAGTCCTTGCCGACAAAGTAGTAAGCGCCGATAGGGATACCGGCAGCCTTGGCTCCTTTATAATTTGCTTCCCACTTGCTGTCGGTATAGAAGCCTGCGTCTGAGCCGCCTGCCTTGATGATGGCGAACTTGATGCCAGCCGCTTTTACTTTGTTCCAGTCGATGGTTCCCTGCCAGTGACTGACATCGATTCCTTTGATTTTTGCCATAGTTATTTATCCTCGCTTTCTGTATTGTCGCGGTCGTGGAGCTGTTCCAAGACCGCCTTCAGCTTGTCCGGTACCGGAAGACCGAGATGTGCTGCGTTCTCCGTCAGCGACAGGCCTTCATTTGACAGATAGAAAAAGATAATCGCGGTACGGAGCACTCCCGGATGCCCAAGTACCTGCACGTCGATAACATTTCCGATGCCGACCAGCAGGAAAATCAGCACTTTGCGACAGATGCCTTTAAAGCCGACCTCGCTGGATAGCTTCTTGTCTGAGATGGCGCACATGACGCCGGTGATGTAATCGCAGACTACAAAAATGATCAGGGCTATCAGGAGCCCGTCACAGCCTCCGAGAAAGTAGCCGAGCCATCCGCCGATAGCAGCAAATACGATTTGAATGGTGTTCCAGAATTCTTTCATGAGAAAATCCCTCCTTTGTGCAAAAATAAAAGCCGCCTGCATTATGCAGACAGCCTTGAGAACTGTATCTATATATGAATTTATATCTGTTTTGGCAGTGCCTCCCAGAGACGCATATCCTCCTGCCCAAGAGACCACATAGCAAAGCCTCTCACTCCCCAGCGATAGGCCGCTTCATTCGCCCAGTAAATGAGTGAGTCCACGTCCTGATAGTAGAGGATGGAGAAGCCGTCCGCGTCGCCAAGGAACAGTCTGGCAATCCAGATATTGATATCCTTTGGCGTGACGGTCACCGTGTAGTCATTGCCGCAGGTTAGAGCAAGATCGTGGGAATGATAGAATTCATAATCCAGCGAGATGCTCTCACTACGTGTTGCACTTTCCTCTATATCTGAAGTTACGGTAAACACCTGAAACTCTGAGTTCCATGTAACGTTGCTGCGGCTGATCCTGCCATACTGTGTGGTAGTGCCGTCCGGAAAGGTTACATCAAAGCGCTCATAAGGCTCGTATGTCCATGCGTCACCCATGCGGAGCAGCTCACAGACCGTCCGATGATCTGATCGATATCCTGCATAGCCTCCGGAGAAGCCGCTGACCGTTACTGTGAAACGGAGCGTATATGAGGAGCCGGAGTAAACTCTGACTTTGTTTCCACGGATACGCATTTCTATGGTGTACATAGATGGATTACTGCGTAAATCTGCAGAAGGTGTTCTCTCAATCGTCTGACTGTAACTTCCAAGAAGTGTAGAGCCGTTATAAAGCTCTACGGCTTGAGAGTCATAATTCAGGCAGCAGAACAGGTCACCGCAGAAGATTCCTGCTTTGCCGCTTCCGTTCGAAGGAAAAGCAAGCCTTGCCCGCAGGTGGACATCGGAGAAACCGTCATATTGCCATGCCAGATTTCCGGAGCCGTCCAGCTGTGAGTAGACGCGGCTTTCGGAATATTCATCCTCCCGCCAGACCGTCCAAGAGCCGGAAAGCGTCGTCCAGTAGTTTGTCTGGAGCACGCCATAATCCCGGAAATCCTCATACCAAATGAGCGCGGAATCAGGCTTTCTTCTCAGCATTTCGCAGGTTAGTTTAAAAGCTCTGTCCGGCTGACACTGATTGCCGTCTACATCGATAAAGTGTCGCGGAGACAAGGTGAATGTGGCCGTTCCTGCGGATGGTGCTTCCGAGAAGCTGCTGCATACCCGGTAGCCATAGAATTGCACTCCTTTGATATCCACGGAAATCTTGATCGTATGTGTTCCGGCTGACAGCGAGATATTGTTGGCAAGCGTTGTCCAGAAAGTGCTGCGCCAATATGGCCACCAGAGCCTGCTTTCCGTGAAATGAGAGGTGCTTCCGTCAATCGATACATAGATGCCGTTCTTGTCCCAGAAGGGATAGCAAAGGCGGATCGCTATATCGTATGTTCCGGCGGATGATACCGTGAAGGTATATGTAGCTGAGCCTTCATCACCGAGGGTAGCCACACCGTTTTCAAAGGAAACAATGCCGGAGTAGGTGCTTGTCGTACCGTCGGCATCCACATATATGGTTCCGAACTCTGTGTGCTGCTCTTTGGAATATGCCGTGAGATAGTGCCTTCGGTTATAAGTGCCGTTCATCAGCGGATATTCGTAGCTCGTTGCATCTCTGCCTTCCATGAAGTCGTAAACCTGCGGCAGCGCCCAAGGTACCATATCGTAGTCATCCCAGTAAGCGAGAATAGGGATGAAGGGCTGCGGCGGAGCGTCGTCTGTGAAATTATACTGTCCGGTCATCCAGTTTTTTGCCGCGTAGTAGGTATTGGATGTGCCGCGATAGGTCTTACCGAGATTTGCTGGAGTGTCGTATATTTGCCAGTTCCAGCCATAAGCCGGAAGACCGAAGAAAATCTTCTTAGGCGTCATGACGGTGACTGCGTAGTCATATATGCCTTCCAGCCAGTCCCTTGGTGAGACAGCACCGGGAGCAGAGCCCGCCCACGCCATGCCGTAGCTCATGATGGCAGCTGTGTCGCAGTAAGCATTAAGGTCTCCGTATACGCACCAGTTTTCGCCGCCGACAGAACCATTAATAGCATTTATGCCCGGCAGGCAGATATTCATGAGCTTAGATCTGTCGTAGGATTTTACAGTGTTATAGATATTCCGAAACATGGCCGTAGAGGCCGCGTGAGTAGAATATCCATCGCCTTTCTCAAGGTCAATGTCGATGCCATCGCGCCACGGGTATTTTTCCATGATGCGGATAATCTCGGTGAGAAAAGTATCTTGAGCACCATCGGTGTTGTCGCGCAGGGCTTTAAAGATGCTGTTTGTACCATCGTTGGATATCGTCAGCAGCCATTTGATGTGAGGCCACTGATTGATATAGGTCATCATGTTTGAAATAGATACGCCTGTTTCATAGATTTCTCCGGTCGCACGGACTTTGAAGGAAAACAGGCCGACCTGAGAGAGCCTGTCACCATATGCGGCAAGGGCAGAATACATACGGGCATTTCCCATGAATGTCCATACCATGCACCTGTGTCCTTTTAAATAATCTCTGCTCATATCAGATCACTCCCATCCTGCATCTCCTGAAACTCCACATATATCCTTGCTGACTTTTTATCTGCGACCGTGATCGGGTGCTTACTGTCACAGGCAGCAGAGTACTGGTAGAAGCCGCTCTTATCCGTCGGTGCATTATTTTTAAGGCACTCGCGGGTTGTCGCAAAGAGGTCAAACTCATCACCGGCATTTGCAGCAGCATTAAAAACTGCCTTATGGCCTCCGGCTCCAAGCGCAAGGGAAATGCTCCCGGCGGCCATTGACTGTACCGGAAAAATCTTATAATCGAGCCCGGCAGCGGTTGATCCGAGATTGAAGATGATACAGGTCGCCGAAGAACGGACGATGCCGTTATAAAAGCGCTTTGCGGGTATGGCGTCATCGCCAGTGTATTTTTCCAGAAGAGTTTCGGTGTTGATGACGAAGCCGGTTACTTTATCGCCTTCCTGCAGCATCAGGTCTGTGAACCAGAGTGTTCCGGTGCAGTCTGTGACGGTAGGCTTTACCGTGATGTTTACGACGCGCTTATCCTGTTTCTTTGTTATTGTCTCTGTAAAGCGTGTAAACTCAGGCATTTATCCATCCTCCGTCCACTTTATTTCTGAAACATGACCTACCCAGCCGGTAGCGATGGAACCGCCCTGCAAAAGCATGTCTGTGATATATACGGTGCCTGTGCAGTCGGTTACGCATACCCTGATCGTAATTTTGGTTACGCGGCCATATTGAGGAGAGACATCCTGTGCCACGTGTGTAAATGAAGCCATAGAAATCCCTCCTTCAGATCAGGTCTATAAATCTTGTTTCTGTTGTTCCGTCTTCGTACTCGAAGGTTACCTCAATGCCGACCTGCCCGGAGCTGCCTTTGACAAGGTTCTCAGAAGCAATCTGCGCCGAGAAGGTATAGCTTTCCCTGTTTGCAGGCATTATGGTTTGCGATAGGCTCTTGGTTGTGTTGAGTGCACCTTCGCATTTGAAGGAAGCCGTGCCGGAGACGCCATTGTCTGCATCTACGGAAAAGCCGGAGCTTTGCCAGTAGCTTAGGCCGGAGTCTGCTCTGGAATTGCGCAGATGATTAAAGGGCACCAGATCCTTCATTTCCTGACTATCCACCAGATCAGCGGACTCCAGTGTGTCGGCTGCGCTGTCCCAGCGGGAGGAGGAATCACCCAGCTCCCGGAGTGTGGTAGAAAGCTCCAGCACCGTGTTCCAAGGCTCCTGCAGGTTATATTCCCTTCGGACGATTCTGGTCTTTACCGACAGGTTCAGGTCATCATCTTTTACCGT